GGGGTAACGAGAATACCCCGCCGCTGTCGTTTCCCTCCCCGGACATAGGGGGGGCTGCCTGCGAGGGTGACCCATGATCGAGGACATCAAGTCAGGCGATCATCGGAAGGCCCTCGTGGCCCTGCGAGACATCCTCGCCGATCACCTTGCCATCGCTGAACCCAGCGTGTCCGCCCAGATCGCCGGCCGATTGCAGGCTGTGCTGAACGAGATCGCTGCGCTGCCCGGCGAGGTGACCATGTCGACGACCGACCAGCTGCGCGCCAAGCGCGACCAACGTCGCAGTACCACGGTCGCATGAGGGTCGGCGCGCAGACGCCGCGCCTATCGCACGTCCCGACGTTCGTCCGCAACGACGCCGCCGAGGATGTCATCGTCATGGCACGACTGGCAGGTATGCCACTCGATCCGTGGCAGGAGTGGGTGGTTCGCAACTCGCTCGGTGAACTCGACGACAACCGATGGGCCGCTTTCGAGGCGGCGCTCATCGTCCCTCGTCAGTGCGGGAAGTCGGCGCTCATCGAGGCGCTGATCCTTGCAGCGTTGTTCGTCTGGCAAGAGCAGACGGTCATCTACTCGGCGCACCTGTTCGCAACTGCACAGGAGACGTTCACTCGCCTCCGGTCATTGATCGAGAACTCCGAGCTCGCTGACGAGGTCGCCAAGGTCTACACGGCGAACGGCAAAGAGTCGATCATCCTGAAGAACGGATGTCGGGTCAAGTTCATGGCTCGCAGCCGTGGCGGTGGCCGTGGGTTCAGCGGCGACCGGATCATCTTCGACGAGGCCTACGACCTGGCCCCGGCGTCGATCGGCGCCATGATCCCAACGCTCGCTGCCAGGTCGATGCGAGGCGAGAGCAACCCGCAGATCTGGTACGCATCGTCGGCCCCGCACGTCGACTCGGACGTGTTGCACTCGATCCGCAAGCGTGCGCAGTCCGAAGCTCCCGGCCGGCTCTTCTTCGCCGAATGGTCGGCATCCGAGAACGCCGGCGCCGACGACGTCGACGCCTGGTACCAGGCGAACCCGGCGCTCGGCATCCGCATATCGGAGGACTTCGTTCGTGACGAACGAGCTGCGCTGATGCACTCGCCGCAGGAGTTCATGCGTGAACGCCTCGGGATCGTCGAGGCCCAAGATGTCGGCGGCGTCATTTCGCTTGACGCATGGCAGCGACTCACCGACTTGACCTCGACGATCGAGGGCGCCGTGACGATCGCCCTAGACGTGTCGCCCGAGCGTGACTGGGCGACCTTCGCCGCCGCCGGCCGCCGGGCCGACGGTCACGATCACGTCGAAGTCGTCGACCGGCGCCCCGGCACCGGCTGGGTCGTGGACCGGGCGGTGGAGCTCGCTGCCAAGTGGTCGTGTCCGATCGTGCTGGACCCGTCGTCACCGGCCGGTGGCCTGATGGCCGCCCTCGAAGCGGCTGGCGTCGAGGTGCGCGAGGTGTCGCACCGTGACCACGCCCAAGCCTGCGGCGCCCTCGTCGACGCCGTGCGCAACGAATCCGTCCGCCACCTCGGGCAACCGTCGCTGACAGCGGCGCTGACCGGGGCAGCGAAACGCCAGAGCGGCGACGTGTGGTTGTGGTCCCGGTCGTCGTCGCACGTGGACATCACACCCCTCGTCGCTGTCACGTTGGCGCTGGCGATGTCGGGCCGGATGGTCCCCGCCTCCGTCCACACGGCCATCTACGCCGACCTGAACGACTACTGACCCGGGAGGGCTGATGTACACAGTGTTGCAGCTCGCCGGGCTCGTCCTCATCGCTGTCGGTGCCGCCCTCGTCGCTGGCGTCGGCGGCGCCCTGGTCGGCGTCGGCATCGCCGCCGCCTATGTCGGTCTCGCAGGTGACCGCTGATGCTTCGGTCGCTGTTCCCGAGAACCGAGGAGCGTGCCATCACCGGGCAGGCGTCGCTGTGGGGCGACTGGTCCGTCGACGGTGGCCGCACCGCCTCCGGCGTGCTCGTCGACACACACACGTCGCTCCAACTGCTGACGGTCTACGGCTGTGTGCGACTCATCAGCGACTCGATTAGCACCCTGCCGATCGACTGCTATCGCCAGGTCGGCGAGGCGAAGGTCGACGTGCCAACCCCGCCGTGGCTGTCGCAGCCGACGGTCGACCTCGACTTCACCTCGTGGTGCGGGCAGGTCCTGTCGTCGCTGCTGCTGTCCGGCAATGCGTTCATCGCCGTGTTCCGCGCCGACTCGGGTCAGATTCTCGAGCTCGTGCCGCTGGACCCGGCGAAGGTGCAGGTCCGCCGCGAGGGGGGCCGCAAGGCCTACTACATCGACGGCGGCTACTACGGCGGCGAGATCGTGCACATTCCCGGGCTGATGCTGCCCGGCTCCGACCTTGGCATGTCGCCGGTTGAATACGCCCGGCAGTCGATCGGGCTAGGGCTCGCAGCGACGCAATACGGCGCCGGCTGGTTCGACAACGAGGGCAACATGCCGGGCGTCATCGAGGCGCCCCGGGCGTTGCAGGCCGAGACGATGAAGGCGATGGCCGATCAGTGGCGTCGACGCCGGAACCGTGGCGGTCGCGGTCTGCCCGGCGTCCTGCAAGAGGGCGCCACGTGGAAGCCGACGGGCGTGACGAACGAGCAGATGCAGTTCCTCCAGACGAGGCAGTACACGGCCGCCGAGATCGCCGGGCAGATGTTCCTGCTCGACCCGTCCGACCTCGGGATCGGTGTCCCCGGTTCGTCGCTGACCTACGCCAACCTGGCCGACCGGAACACGCGCCGGGTGCAGGTGACGTTGCTGCCGTGGATCACCCGCATCGAACATGCGGTGTCGGCGCTGATGATGCGCCCCCGCTACATGAAGTTCAATGTCAATGCTCTATTGAGGGCCGATCTTCCGACCCGGTACGCCGCCTATGCGACCGGCATCGGCTCCGGCTTCCTGCTGCCCGACGAGGCCCGGGAGCTCGAGGACCTGCCGCCGCTCGGCGACGAGGACGTCGAGGTCTGAGTTGCCCTACTTCATCGAGGGCGACAATCCCGACTGCTCCGGTTGGGCGACGGTGAAAGACGACGGCGAGGTCATGGGCTGCCATGCCACCAAAGCCGACGCCGTCGATCAGATGGTGGCGTTGTCGATCGCCGAGGACGTCGAACCAGGCGGTGAGCGGGCAGCGACGGTGCCCGTGGAGCTGCGCCAGGTCGACCTGACCGTGCCCGCCTACATCCGCTCCGCTGCGCAGCGTGGACTTGACTACCACGCCGAAGGCCTGTCGGGCGACGGCGTCACTCCGGGCACGATCCGCGAGGCTCGTGCCATGGCCCGGGGCGACATCACCGAGGACAAAGTCATCCGGGCGAACGCCTGGGCCGCTCGTCACGCCGTCGACCTCGAAGCATCGAAGAACTCCGACCCCGACGACGACGAATGGCCCGGCGCCGGTGCCGTTGCGCACCTGCTCTGGGGCATCAACCCGCTCGACCCGGTGCCGGCGTATGACTGGTTCGCTCGCAAGGTCGAACAGATCGCCGACGAGAACGACGACGACGACGACGACAGCGACGACGACAACGACGTCGCCCGTTCCCTCACCATCTCACGCGTGGCCGGACGCATCCCAACCCGCACCGATGGAGGTGCTGCCATGACCATGACCGATCGAGGCGCAGGGCGCCAGATTCGCCATTTCAACCTGACCGACTTCGAGTTCCGTGACGACGGCGCTACGGGCTTCCGGTTCGAGGGCGTCGCCTCCGTAGTCGACGCCCCCTATGCGGTGCGCGACCAGTGGGGCGAGTACACCGAGACGATCCGGTCCGGGGCATTCAACAAGACGCTCCGTGACTCGAAGGCCGACGTCGCCCTGTTCGTCAACCACAACGTCGCCGGCGTGCCGTTGGCAACTCGTGGCGCTGGCACCCTGTCGCTGTCAGCCGATCCGAACCTGCGAGTCGGCGCCGACCTCGACCCGGCCCGGCCCGACGTCCAGGTGATCCGCTCGGCCGTGACCCGCGGCGAGATGTCGCAGATGTCGATCGGCTTCTTCGTGCCGAAGGCTCGCGACAAGTGGAACGACGACCGGACCGAGCGCACCATCTCCGAGGTGCAGCTGGTCGAAACGTCGATCGTCTGGCGTGGCGCCAACCCGCTCACGACCGGGTCGATGCGTTCCGTCGATCAGTTCATGGAATCGCTGACCGACATCGAGATGTCCGAGGACGAGGTCCGACGGGCCATCGCTGCGCTCGAGCTCCGACTCCCGGCCATCGAGGCCGAAACGACCGCCGGGGGAATCGTCGTCACCGACGACCTCCGCACACTCTGGGACCAGCGGGCGACGCCGACGGCGTGGCTCTGATCCCTGCACGCGACTGAACGCCACGCCGCACGCCGCCCTGTCGGGCACCTGCACCTGAGCTCGTCGCATCCCGAAACCAACCAACTCTCTGCGGCGTTCGCCGCAACATTCCCGAAAGGAGACGACGATGGACCTTCGTTCTCGCGTCATCACACTCAACGAGGCCCGCGCACGCGTGTGGGAAGAGGGCAAGCGCCTCCTCGACGACACCGCCGGCCGTGAGATGGGCGCCGAAGAGCGCGCCACCTGGGACCGGATCAACGAGCGTCTGAACGACATCGACTCCGAGGTGCAGAGCCTCGTCGCTCGCGAACAGCGCGAGCGTGAGTCCGCCGAGATCCGTGAGATGAACGCTCGCATCTTCGGCGAGGCCCCGAAGGCCGCCGTGAGCCCCGACGCCGAACTGCGCGCCTTCCTGGCAAGCGGTCGTGGGTCGTTCGAGGTCGACGTGCAGCCGGTCATCCGTGAGCGTCAGCTGCTCCGTCAGGGTGGCGGCATCGCCGAGTTCCGTGCGCTCTACGGCGACACCGGCAACTCGGGCAGCCTCGTGCCCACCACGCTGGCACGCTCGCTGTACGAGTACCTCGAGGCGTCGATCGCCATGTTCCGTGCGCCGACCACCAAGGTCACCACGGCAGCGGGCGAGCGGATCGAGTTCCCCTACCTGACGGCTCACGCCATCGGCACGCAGGTCATCGCGCAGGGCACGGCGATCGGTGGAAACGATCCTGGGTTCGGCAAGATGGCCTTGGACGCCTACAAGTACGGCAGCCTCGTCAGCGTCGCCAACGAACTGCTGACCGACTCGGCCGTCGACCTGGCGTCGTTCCTGGGCCGTGACATGGGCCGTGCGCTCGGCCGGATCATCGACACCGATCTCGTCGTCGGGTCGGGCACCAACGAGCCGAACGGCATCATGACGGCGGGCAGTGTCCGGGTCACGACCGGCGGCTCGCTGATCACGCCGACCTATGACACGCTCGTCAACGCCGTGTACAGCATCGCCGACACCTACCGGACCTCGGGCAGCGCCGGTTGGCTCATGGCCGACTCGACGGCGGGCACGATCCGCAAGCTTCGCGATGGAGCGGGTGGCACCATCGGCGCCGTGCTCTGGGAGCCGTCGCTGACCAACGGTCTGGTGAACGGTCAGCCCGACCGTCTGCTCGGCTACCCGGTGTTCACCGACCCCAACGTCTCGGCCGCCGGTTCGGCGAACCGGACGATGGCGTTCGGCGACATGTCGGCGTACTACGTGCGTCAGGTCGGCAACCCGGTCATCGAGGCCGACAGCTCGTTCGGCTTCGACAAGGACCTCACCACCTTCCGTGCCAAGTGGCGGGTGGACGGCGACCTGATCGACACCGCCGCCGTCACGGTCGTTCGTCAGGCCGTCTGACCTTCCGGCCCCTAGCGGGCCGATGACAGTTCCCCTGGGCGGGGGAACGTGGCGCCCGGGCGCCACACCTCCGTCCAGGGCTTGCCCTACCAATCCCCCGCCCAGGAGGACACCTTGCCCATCCACAGAATCCCTCGCGCCACCATGCACGAGGACCTGCACAGCATCGAACGCGAAGGCGAGCAGGTCGTCTCGGTCGCCGCCGACGGCCCCGACCATGTGCTGGTCGGAACCGTCACACAGGGCCAGCGCCTCGAGGAGCGCACCCACGCCCACCGGATCGGTGCGCAATGAAGGTACTCATCTACGGCAACAGCCCGCAGGTCGGCACCGGCTACGGCGTGCAGATTCGGCACCTCGCCACGAACCTCAAGCGTGACGGGCACGAGGTCGCCATCGCCTGCACCTACGGCCACCAGATCGGCATCAAGGATTGGCCGACCGAGTTCGGCCCGGTGCGCCTGTACCCGAGCGGGTGGACCGACCAGTCCCTCGACGTGCTCTGCGCCCACGCCGACCACTTCTTCGAGGGCGACCGGCAGGCCGGCGTCATCATCCCCGTCACCGACATGTGGTGCCTGAACCCCGTCGCCAAGGAGCTCGCCGAATACCGGGTGCTGCCGTGGACGCCGGTCGATCACATGCCAGTGCCCACCGAGGTGTTGCGGTTCATGCACGTCAGCGGGCACCAACCCGTCGCCATGTCGCAGTTCGGCCGGCAACAGTTCCTCGAGGCTGGCTTGAATCCCGCCTACGTGCCGCTGGCCGTCGACACCAAGGTCTACCGCCCGACCCCGACCGTGACCGTCGACGGCGCCGAGGTCGACGCCCGCACCCTGTTCAAGATTCCACAGGATGCGTTCGTCGTACTCATGGTCGCGATGAACAAGGACCCCAACGACAGAAAGCAGTTCGCAGGCGCCATGCGGGCGTTCGGGCAGTTCTGGAAGACGCACGTCAACGCCGTGCTCGTGATGCACACCGACGCCCTCGGGGCCGCCGGCAGCCGCATCAACCTCAAGGCGCTAGCGATGCTCGCCGGCGTCCCCGTTCATGCGCTCATCTTCACCGACCCCTACGCCCAGCGGATCGGGCTGCCGGATCACATGATGGCCGCCCTCTACACCGCCGCCGACGTGTTGCTCTGCCCGTCGAAGGGCGAAGGGTTCGGCGTGCCGATGATCGAAGCGCAGGCGTGTGGAACGCCGGTAATCGCCTCCGACTTCACGGCGCAACCGGAGCTCGTCGGCGCCGGGTGGACCGTCAGCGGGCAACTGGAATACGACCCGACGCAGTTCTCGAACTACTTCTCGGCGTTCCACCACGACATCGTTGCCAAGCTGGAGCTCGCCGCCTCAAGCGACCTCGTCGCCCTGTCGAAACAGGCGATCGAGTTCGCCCAGGGCTACGACGTCGACCGGGTCTGGGAGGATCACTGGGCGCCGCTGCTGAGGTCGCTGGAGCCGTTCGTCCCCGACGCCGACAAGCCGCTCATGCGCGCCGTCGACGTCATCGTGCCCCTCGTCCGTGACGCCAACCGTGGCCGGTTGGAGTCAAGCTTCGCAGCAACAGCGCCGCTCACGGCCCGGATCATCGAGGGCCGACCGGGGCGCACCTACGCGCAGAACGTCAACGCCTGCCTAGCTGAGTCGACGGCCGACTGGGTGCTCGTCGTCGGTGACGACGTCGAGTTCTTGCCCGGCTGGTTCGAGGCGGCCGTGCCGCTCACCGACCGTTACGACGTCGTGGGCACCAACGATTCCGAGGTCGGTCGCATCCGTAACGTGGAGGTCGCCGCTGGCACCCACGCCGATCACTTCTTCGTCCGTCGCTCCTACATCGTCGACGAGGGCGCCAGTCTTGACGGGCCCGGCGTGCTCATCGCCGAGTGCTACGGGCATTGGTACAGCGACAAGGAGCTCGTCGAACTTGCCAAGGCTCGGGGCGTGTTCGCCCCGTGTCTCGACTCCCGGGTCGTGCATCACCATCCCGGCTACGACGGCAACGAGGCCGCTCGTGCTGCCGACCCGGTCTATGTCTCGGCCGTCGACTCTGCCGACGCCGACCGGGCCACGTACCTCGGTCGGCTGCCGTTCATCGACGCCCAGCGGGTGAGCCGATGACCCGGCCCCGGATCATCGACACGTTCATGTTCAGCGATGAGCTCGACATGCTCGAATGTCGACTGACCGAGATCGCCGACGTCGTCGACTGGTTCGTCATCGTCGAGGCCGACGTCACCCATCAGGACCGGCCGAAGCCGTTTCACTTTCTTGACAACGTCGATCGGTTCCGGCCGTGGGCCGACAAGATCGTGCACGTCAAAGCGACCGGCCTACCGACGGCCGCCGAGAACCCCGACGCCTGGTCACGCGAGACCGGCCAGCGGGAGTTCGTCGCCCACGGGCTCGACCGGATCGGCGTCAGCGGCACCGACATCATCCTCCACGGCGACGTCGACGAGATCCCCCGACCGTTCCACGTGCGCACGCTCCGCCCGCAAGGACTCATGGCGTTCGGGATGCGCTTCCACCCGTTCGCCGTCGACTGGTTGCACCCGGAGGACTGGCGGGGCACGGTGGCCGGCACGGCCGCCACGGTGCGGGCGCTCGGCCCTCGCATGTTCTCGAAGATGCGGGACACCCGGAACTTCGCTCCGTGCCCGCCACACATGCGAGACGCCGGTCACCACTTCTCCTGGGTCGGTGGCAACGACTACGCCTGGCGCAAGCTGGCAGCGTTCTGTCACCCGGAGATCGAACGGCACGTGACCGAGGGACTCACCGAGGACGTGTTCTACCGCGAGGGCTGGCACGTCGACGGCCGCAAGCTCGCCCCCGTCGATGTCGACGACACATGGCCGCGGTGGATCGTCGACGGGCACGCCCCGAGTCATTGGTTCCGGCCGAGATGATGCCCGATCCGTTCGTCGAGCAGTGGTTCTGCGAAGCCTCGCAGGAGGCGCTCGCCGACCTTGGCAGGTCCGTCGCCGACGTCGACGGGCTGGTGCTCGAGATCGGCGCATGGACCGGCCGCAGCACGTGTGCACTGGCCCGGGCGATCGCCCCGAGGGTCGTGCACTCGGTCGACACCTGGCAGGGCTCGCCGTCGGAGATCAGCGCCGGGCTCGCCGCCAACCGTGACGTGTACGCCCAATGGCAACGCAACGTCGCCATGTTCACCCGGGGCAACGTCGTCGGGCACCGGATGGGATGGCGGGAGTTCGTCCCGACAATCACCGACCCCGTCGCCCTGGCGTTCATCGACGCCGAACACACCTACACCGAGGTCGCCGACAACATCCGTGCCCTGCTGCCGTTGATGGCCGCCGGTGGCGTGTTGTGTGGCGACGACGTCCACCACCCGCCCGTCAGACAAGCCGTCGCCGACACGCTCGGCGCTTTCGAGCAGACAGCGACCCTGTGGGTCTGGAGGCCAACGTGACAATCACCCACGGCTACTGCACGCTCGACCAGTTGAAGTCTGAGATGCGCATTGCGACGCACGACAGCGCCGACGACACCCGCCTCGAGCTGTCGATCGCAGCGGCGTCCCGGCAGATCGACGCCCACACCGGCCGCCGGTTCTGGCAGGACTCGACGGTGCAGATTCGCGAGTTCTACGCCGACGATCCGCTCAACTGCTTCACCGACGACATCTCGACCACGACAGGTCTGATCGTTCAGGCCGACGAGGCCGAAGACGGCACCTACTCCGAGACGTTGACACTCGGGACGA